AATTGTCCTTTGTATTTTGGTCTTCTGTCTGAACGTATGAACCTAAAATTATAAATGGTCTTGGTGAATTTATCGGTGCTTCCATGTCGTAAACTTTTACAACTTGCCCCGAACTTGTTATTGAATTTCCTATCGCTGTGACGTAAGCTTTCCGTAATTCATATCCTGCCCATTTCATAACTTCAAATCTTTAATTATCTTCTCTAAATCTGCTTTAAAAATTGGCACTTCACTTGCCCAGCTTGGAATCAAAAATGGTCTTGGCTTCATTCGACCTTTGCCGTTAACAAAAAAACTCATCGCCATTTTATCAAATCCTTCCGGAACTTTTACAAACTGCCCTGTTCCAAACTCTACATAAGGTGCATAATCTTCTGTCGCTGAAATTCTGCCTATCAATCCGTTTTTATCAATTTTTGCCTTAATGCTTTGTTTTAGTTTTCCTTTATCTACCGGAACGATTAAAACAGCTTTTAGTTGTATGTTTTGAGTAGCTTTAACAACTGCAAACTTAGTCCTTGTGGTTACTTGAGCGTCAAGGTTTCTTAGTTTTGCCTTTAGTGCCTGCATCCCCTTCACTGTTATCTCTGCCATGTGCTAAACCTTGTTTTATCCAAATTAATGCTATTTCCTCATCCACTTCTTTTTCTTCTCCCTGACCCACAAGACCATATTTCAATGAATCAATATTTTTCAGTGCTGTTACTTTCATTTTGTTGCAATTCTAAGTTTTAAAATCTTATTTCTATTTTCAACGTTTTCAACGAATAATATTCTGTAATCCTTAGAATTGTATCTAACCAGCATAGTATCGTTAATCGTTACTTCGTTCCTAATCCAAACATCAAACACTTCCTGAAATATCTGTATTCCTTGACCATCAATCTTAGCCCTACCATTAGGTACTATTTTAGCCAATATTTCAAAAGACAAAGTTTTAGTGCTGGTATAACCTCCGCCACCATCTGCCGTGGGTGTTACGGTATAGAATCCTATTTGGTCTCTAAGGTCTCCAAAGTTTAAAACTACATCAGCCATGAACTTCTATATTTTAAAGCCGATTCTCTCCAGTTGTTTGGGAGTAAATTGCTTGTCGTTAATGTTATGCCTGTTCTAAACTCGAAATCCTCTCCTACCTTCTTAATAACTATCATTTTAAGATTATCAGTCAAACTTGCATAACCTGCTGTGTATGTCACCTTGATTGGATCCTTTGATGTTAACTTAACCTTTGGATTATTTCCACCTCCTACAGTAAAAGAAACCGATGCATTGTCCATATCAACGACTGCAATACTTCCTTGTAACGGTATAACTGGTAAGTTAAAATATTCATTTACGCTTTCGAATTGAGCCTCTACGCTCGTGGTTACTAATGCCTGTTTAATGTATAAACCAACTTCTTGCCTTCCTGATTTTAACAATATTGTTAACAGTGTATCATGAACCGAAGTACTTATGCCTAAGTAAGATTTCACCTCACTCAAAGTAATAAGTTCGTTGCCTGTTTCGGTTTGTGTACAACTATTTAATATTGTCCTTGTCATTTCGTTAGCTTTCTTTCTTTTGTGACTACTTTTTCTGCTTGGATAATATACCCATCTTTAATTAGGTCATGTGCAGTGTAAACCTTTAAATTTACTTTGTCTCCTACCTTGTAACCGTTAAATTCTTTTTTTACTTCAAACATATTTTAAATTTTAAAAAAGGGAGGAAATTAATCCTCCCCTTGTGTTATGATCAAGCAGTTTCGAGTGCAGCTTTTGCGGTGCTAAATACACCTTTTACAATTACTGGCGTATCGTTTGCAGATACAAATTGTACCAATCTTTGCTCAACAAGAATAGTTTTCTTGTTTTGCGTAAAGTCGTTGCCATCCATGCCTATCTGAATTGAAAGACCTTCTCTGAACAATACGTTTGCCACTGAAGTGTCACCACCGATAAACTCTCCAGCAGTTACCGCTGTTGTTGCTATTACCCTCATACCATAGATAACCATGTCACCAGCGAAATCTGTGTACTGCTTGTAAAGCGGCTCGTTTGAGCTTGACTTCAAAGTTTTCATTTTCGCTATCGTGCTCGGGTGTACAAACACCGCTGTTGGAATACCGTTAGCAATCTCAACCTGTAAAGCCATTGCGTTTAATACGTCAAACTCGTTGGCATTATCAACCGCCAAAGCCAAAGCACCTGCACTGAATGTAGTTGCATAAGTCTTCAAACCTTTCAAATTATCACCTGTACCATCACCAGTCAATAGTTGGTTTTCAGTTACTACTGAAACTCTCTTTAACAAGTTGTTTTGAACGTATGAAGCCAACTGCCCAGCATCTGCCAACATCTCTGTTGTAACTTTACCGTAAACGGCAATTTTGCCCACTGGCATTGTTTTCTCTTTGTAAAGAACAGATAATTGCGTTTTGGTATCTCCTTCACCGATAAAGATTGGATTACCTTGTGCATCTTCTTCTTCAACCCAAAGAGCGTGCTTTGCTGTTGTTGAACCCACCGAAACGTTCGCCAAATATCTTTCTTGTCTTTGTCTGATTACAGAAACAATACCTGTGTTTTGCGTAATCGTTTGGAAAGTAGAACCTGCTTCAATAGTGTTATTAAGACCCATTGTCACTGCTGCTTTCAAATACAACGGCTCTGTTTGCTTGCCATCAGATTTAACGATTCTGTCTATTGATTCTCTTTGTTCTTCAATAGAGTTTAAAATTGCTTGCTTAATAGAAACAACCTCTTTTGTCTTGCTTTCGGCATTGTTCTTCAATTTCAATTCCAAAGCATCTACTTGTTTTGCAATGGCATCCTTAAAACTGTCAAATTCTGCCTTGTCAGCCGACTTCTCAATCTTTGCAGCCAATTCCACCGCCTTAGCTTCAATCTTTGCACTGGCATCGTTTGTGGCATCTCCTTTGGCTTTCTCCACCAAACCTTTTACTTTTTCAAGCAATTCTGTTTTTGCTGAATTTAATTCTTCGCTCATTATAATTCTTTATTTAATTCTTTTAAAAATTTAACTATTGATTCATCTTTAGAAACCTCCACTGTTTCAAGCGATTCAGGTGCTGTTACGGTCTGAGTGCTTTTAATTGCTTCAATTTCTTCAAGTATAAAATTCTTGGTAAACTCTAACTGTAACTCCAATAATGGAAACATCTCATCTGTAAACGTTCCCTTTTTTAGTGCCTTAGTTAGTTTCTGCATTCTTTCAAATGCTGTAATAATGTTATTGTCAAAATGGCTTTTGTACAACGACTTCAACTCTAATGTTGGTGTTTCTGGATTTGCACCCCAAACCACTGTTGAACCTTCGTACAATTTAGCTTCTGTTATTGAAGTGTATTCTGTTCCATCTCCTGACTTCTTGGTTTCCCATTTGTCTTTTGGCACTGAAAACATTACTGAATGTTGGGAAACTAAACCTGCTTGATATAATTTTAAAATATCATTGCCATGCGTTGTATCTACTATCTTGGAAGTCATTTTTAAGCCAAATGAATCTTCTTCAAATTCGGGCTTTGATAAAACAAATTCGGGTGAAGGTCTATGATTGCTTAAATGGAAAAGTTCATCTGTTCCGCTTTTGCCTCTGGCATTAATGGATCTGGTGTACGCTCCTTTCATTATCATATCACCATCCAAGTCTATATTACCAAACTTAGACACATAGGCTACTACTGTCCGCCCTGATAAATCAAGAATATCGCCATTTATACCTTTACTTTTCATTTGTGCAAAAAAAAATATTTACACAAAAAACGACAAAAGGAATAGTTTAATTTGTGTAGCGATTCCTAAATAGCTATTTTTGTACTTTAAGTTTTCTTAAAAGTATGACCCAAGAAGAAAGAGAAGATAAAACTGTGACATCCCAGCAGGTTGCTGATTATTTCGACATTGCCATTAATACGGCAAAACGCTACTGTAAAAATGCAAGGTTGCACTATGGAAAGAACCCGAAAGAAATGGTAACTCTTGGGCAAGTGAAAAGAAGTAATAGGTTGGAAAAATAGTTTTAATTGTTAAGGTAAATTTAATAACTACTGACTTTGTCGGTAGTTTTTTTTGTGCATTAAAAAAACGATTAATTTAAAATTATTTTTAACAGCAGTCCTTTGAGTAGATTTCTAAGGTAATTCAAAACACTTGGTCTTTCAGTTATTGCCTGTTCCTCTTCCGTAGGTGCTATTGGTATGTAATGAACGCTACACCTGCAATTCACAATATTTGAAGCCCCAGCACCATGCTTTGGGTCTGCTGGGTATTCCATGTATTCACCACCGACTAAAAACAATTCATTCTTTGGTATTGCAGGCTTACCCATCATTGCTCCATGCTCTGGTCTTTCCCTGCCATCAAGTCGTGGAATCCAAATTTTATTTTGTTTAAATGGGATTCCGTTTGATAATACTTTGGTGGACTTACTATTGGCGTGTGTGGTTTCCGTTCGTGCTATCCGTAACGCTCGCATTTTTGAAATAGTGCCTTCTGTAACTTTTTTGATGTTTCGGGCTATCTGGTCTTTGGTTAGGTTTAACGCCAAACCATCTTCAATTTCTTTTTTAATTAACGCTCGGGTGTAATCATTGATTTTTACAATGTTTGCACCAAGCCCCATCTTTTTAGCTTCGTCTGCTGTCTGTGCAATTATCTCTTCACTTCTGAAACCAATATTAATATCTTGGATTGCATCTTTGTTTAATTTGCCCCCAACCTGTTTAATCATTATTTTAAGGTTAGAAACTAATAAGCTGGTCATTGCCTGTAAATAAAACTCTTCATACGCCTTTGCGATTGGCTCTGTATCTAAAAGCACATTCAAAGAAAATAATGTGTCCATTACGCCCCTCTGTTCGTAATATGGCATTACTCTTTCGGCTGATTCTTTTAAAGCATTGTAAAAGATTTTATAACCTTTTTTTTCTACCTTAATAAGTTCCCTTTGAATTGCCTTTGATAATAATACTTTCTCTTGCTTGGTCATAGATTTAAGTTAGAACCTTGTACCTGTGGCAAATCAAACATAATATCATCAAGAATCTTTTTGCTACCGGAAACTAAAATCTTGTCCGCATTTTCACCTGTATAGGCATCGTACTTGATTACATCTCTGATTTCATTAATAGTTACCGATTCTGTTTTCATCAATCTTTCAGCAACCTTAAACAGTTCCTCGTACATCTCGGGAAACTCTGTGTAATCAAAATCAATGTAAAGGTCTTCGCCATAACTTGGACACAACCACGAATTTAATCCGTTCTTTAATGCTTCAAGTTCTGGTATTACGCCATCTGTTACGCTTGAAACTTTGCCTTGCTGCATTGTGTCGTAACTTGCCGATTCGTGGTCATTAAGAACCACCATTGAGTTTACATGAAACAAACTGCACCAAGCTTTATCATCAACCAACTTTGATGCAAGTATATTTAAATCGATTGGACTTAAACCAAGGTCAAGTGAGCCCAAAGGTATAGAGTTTAACGCTATGCCTCCATTCCCTGCTTCCTTAATAGTTTTCCTTAGCTTTTCGTTTGCGTTGCTCTCTTGGCTATCGCTCGGCATACTTATAGAACTAAGCTGGTCTGGTGTAAGGTTCGGGAATACTATTTTCTTTGCACCCCTGTTCTGCATCGTTTCTGTTTCTGCGTCTAAGGCATCCGAAGATTTCTGTAATAGCTTTCGGGCTGACTTAAATATTGAAGTACCATCAAAACCGCCAGCAACTGGTGAAAAGGTTTTAATTACACAAACTTCTTCTGTCGCTATCTTATTAAGCGGTTGCCTCTTGTCTGCATAGTTAGCTATTACTGTCGCTCCCTCTCCTGATTCAGAAATTATGTGCTGTGCTGGAAGTAAGTATATCTGCTGAAATCCTTTTGTTCTCACGCTGTTTTCTACCCTTGAACCTTTTATAAAACATCTACCTACAAACTTTTTGTAAACTAAATACCCATAAACAAACTCATCCCAGTTTTGTGTCGGGTTTGGTTTATTTAGCAATTCAACCAGCGGGTGATCTTCTAACTCTAATTTTTCAAAAGCTTTTTTCTTTAGCTCATTAATTTTTGCAATATTCTTGACATTAAAATTAGATTGATAAGCTTTGTATTGCTTTAATGCAGTCTTGTTCTTTATCCTGTACACTATCGGGCTAACTGATGCCATTTTACGCCCTACCCAGTCTGTAATTGTAAAAATTACATGATTGCCTAAAAATCCTTGGTCAATATAAACTTGAGTTTCGTCTCCGAAATAAACCAAAGGTCTATACCCGCCAAAATCTCCGTTATAAACAATTTTGACCACTTGCGGGTCTTGCACCTCAATAGCCTTCTTTCTATTTAACCCTAACCACTTTAAAGCCCCCATAATTAATGTTTTAAATGCAAATGTATAATTATTTTATGAAATATCCCAAAGGTTGAATTTTGGAACGCTTAAACCTTCACAGGCATACCTCAATGCATCAATCCCATGATTATAAGCATCAATCGGTTTATTTAATTTATTGCCTGCTTTATCAGCATCCCATGTGTAGTTCCTAAACTCCTTTATTAAATTAACGCTCTTAGACGTTATTAATATATCATGCTGTTGTAATATATCAATTCCATGATTAATCGAATCCTTGCCCTTGTTTGCCGCCTTAATATAAATACCTGCTCGCTTTATTTCCTCAATACTTTTCGGCTCTGCACTATCCGCCGTAATGTAAACGGTTTTATCTTCCAAACCTTTGCAATGCCTTATTATATCAGAATTAAGTAAACCTGTTTGATATATTAACTCATCAATAATTAATTTGTTGTCGTACCGGTAAACTGCTACTAATGTTGTCGGATCATTTGTAAAACCAAAGTCCATGCCGTAACTGAATAGCTTTGCTTCTTTTGGTATAGAATCAATTTGCTGCCAGTTGCTAAATATTACGCCATCCATACTGCCCACCAAACCAAGCCCATAAACATTCCACCAGTTCTCCCAATACTTTGAAGTCTTAGCTTTGTCCCGGGCTTTCTCTATTTGAGTTATAATAGACTGGTCTAATGCTTCATTGTCTTTGTAGGTCAAAATAATAAAGTCCACATCTTTGTCTTGCATTAGTTCCGTATGCACCCAGAACTCATTACTTGGATTGTAATCTAAATAAATAAACTTTGAAGTCCTTATGCTTAATTGCAAATAGGCATCAAAAGGAACATTATTACATTCGTTAATAAACAAAACGTGCCTTCTTGCTCCTCTTAATTTGTCGGGCTGGTCAACGCTAAAAAATTCAATATAAGAACCGTTTGCAAATTTGTACTTCATGTCAGACTTGTTAAAACTTGCATCATTCCAGTTTCCAGTCATTTGCATGATTTTAACAAAGTCTTTTATTGCACCTCTTTTTAGGTGTGGTATGGATTCAGAAACTATTGATATTTCCGAGTTTGCTTTTACACTTGCATAAGTTATAAGCATCGGAATAATGCTAAATGTCTTTGATGCGGAGGTTCCGCCCTGTACTATCCTTATTCTTTTTCTAAGGCTGGCAATCTTAATCTGTGCTGTTGTCCTCTGTAACATCTAAATCTAAGCCGTTAAATATAGGTGTTTCAAACTTTTCTACTGCTTGGTGTGTCATTGATAGCTTTCGAAGTTCCTCTGGGTTTGCTATCAATTTCATTAATGCCATCTGTAGTGCTGGTGCATTGGATTTGTACCATTTAGACCTCATTGAAACTTTTAATTCTACT